CGACGACCGCGACGTGCAGGCCGCTCTTCTTTCGGAGCTTCTTCAGGCTCCTCACGACGACCGCGCCGGGGACGCTCCTCCGGCTCTTCCTTGGCCTTCTCACGACGGCCCCGCTGCGCCGGTTTTTCTTCCTTTTCCTTGTCGCCACCGTCCTCGCCGTCCAGTTCCAGGAAAATGGCCTGGAGCTTGTCGTACGGGAGCACGTTGAGGCACTCGTTCAGATCGACGACATCTTCGAGGATGTTGTCATCGTAGTCGTCGCGGGGCTCAAAGTCGATGCGGGAAACTTCCAGGTACTTGCGGCCCGCGAAGGTCTCCTCACTGAACCGTGCGCTGACGGTGTAGCCCTCTTCCAGATCAGCAAAACCCGCCCACTCGTCCTTGCCCTCCCGGATTTCCTCTTCCAACTTCTTCCGGAAATTGGCGTAGGAAAATTCGAAGAGCTTGATGCCTTCTTTCCCGCAGTCAACATTAAACAGGTCCTTGTGCTGCGGCTTCAGCTGGTCGATGAGCTTCTTTTCCGCACCAGGGTCTTTCATCAGCCGCGCCCGCTCTTCGCAAATAGGGCAGGCCTTTTTGATGGTGCGGGGGCACAGGTAGGACTTCTGGTCTGCGCCGATTCCGTGGTGGATGAACAGGGTCCGCTGGTACCACAGGTCCCCCGCTTCCAAATCCATGTCCTTGGCGGCGGTGTCGGGGATGGTCATGTCTTCCTTGATCTCAAAAGGAACGATATCAAGGTTCACCGTCCCCTTTTCGATGGAGAGAAAAGACACCCCGTCCGGCGGACGAATGTAGCCACCCCCGCCCGTGTACTTGTTGTCCTCGGCACGGGTTTTGACCTTGTCACGCATGGACCCACGTCTTGCTGCTCTTTCTTCTTTTCTTGCCATGTTGCTCTCCTTAAAGATGGGGTGGTCCGGGCGAGAGGATTTGAACCTCCGACCCCCTGCGCCCAAGGCAGGTGCGCTACCAGACTGCGCTACGCCCGGAAAGAGTGGTTATGCACGGCGGCGCGAAAGCCGCTCACGGATGTTGTCCCGAACTTCTTCCCGAGCTTGTTCCCGGGCTTCCTTCACCCATTCCCGCCCCAGGTCACGGGGCTCGGCAGGCGCAGCAAAGTAAGAGGCGCCAAGAAGCCGGACCAAATTTTCCAGAGCCGACTTGCGCTGGTCCATCGCTCGGACCGCCGCTTGGCACAGGTCATACTCAAGTTTTGCAGCAAGGTAGCGCTCATTAGCTTCCTGGTACTCCCGGGTCTGCAGCACCATGCCAGCGATGGCGGCTTCCGTCGGCTTCTTATCAGAGGGCTGGGAGCGAATAAGGGAGTCTTGCTCCGCTTTCACCACGTCCAGGCTTTCCTTTGCCCGCCCCAGGCGGTCCTGGGCGGCGGCGGATTCTGCGGCGTACTGCATGAAAAGGACCGGCTGATGGAGCCATTCCTTATCGAGGGCTTCCGCATCAATTTTCAAATCTTGTTCGTAGTTCATTGGGCCTCCTGTGTGTGGGCTAAAATTCCGGCAACCAAACGCACGCCGCAATTAGCAGCGCGAAAATGAGTGCTGTCTTGACTACTTCCTTCATCATGAGTCGCCGCTCCTGGATGCGACGCACCCGCTCCGTCTCCGCAAGCCCTCGGTACATGTGGTTCATTTGTTCCTTCCTTTCTAAAAAAGATAAATAAATTATATAGAATAAAAAGGGAGAAGTCAAATAAAAATTTAGGCTTCGAGGGATTCGTAGGCAGCAAGAACCAGGCCCGCTCGCCCGTTGTTCCACAGCGGCTCACGGAAACAATCCATGACCACAAACGCCTGAGGTGCGTCCTTAGGGGTGTTCAGCAGCACGGAAGAGCAGTACCCCAGGATGGCAAGCCGGGTCTTTTCCGGGTCCTCCTTTTCCAGTCCCTTGATGATGCCCGAAACCACTGCCCACTTTTCTCGCCGCATCAAGGCGCGGCACAAGTCGATCACCGCGTTTTCCTTTGCAGCCACTTGTTCCGCTGCGGCTTTCATATCCTCAACAGGCAAGTCGATGACCTTGTCAAGCACCTGCAGGGCGTTCCGGCAAGAGCCCAGGCTGTCACGGACAATCTGCTTGAGGACCTCGGGGGACACCCGCTTGCGCTCTGCAGAGGCAACCTGGCGAAGATGCTTAAGCATTTCGTCGTCTTCCAGCGGGGACACCTCAAACGACGCACACCGGCCTCGGATAGTGGGGAGCAGCTTTTCCGGGTCAGTGGTCGCGAGCAGAAAATAGACGTGGGGTGGAGTGTCCTCCAACGCCTTCAGGAGAGCCGATTGGCCATCCTTGGACAACTGATGGCAATTATGCACTGCCAGCCCATTTGCAAAATAAGAAGGATGTCCAGAAATTTGCAGGTCATACAGAATTACAAAACCTTGAGCTCTTTCTTTATCTCCGACAACACCCCGAAAAGATTGGTCATTACTTCCTGGTTGGTAAATCTCAGCACTTTCCAACCTAACCCGAGCAGCGCTGCCTGCTTTTTTGCATCTTTTTGCAAACCTTCTTTCGATCGATGGGAACTGCCATCTACTTCTATTGCAATTTTTAGCGGCACGTGTGCTAAGTCTACTTTGTAAGCAGTGGGCAGGCCCGTTTTCCGTTTCCCCATAGAAATTGCAACTTCCGTAGGCCAGCCCAGGGCTAAAGAAAGGCGTATCTGCGGTTCCGTCAGTTTCCCATTCCCCCCACGCTCTCCTTTCCAGATGTTCAAAGTGCCGTTGACCCGTTTCGTTTCCTTCATTTTTTCGATATTGATTGGCGAATGCATTGGATTTTTTTTGCGCATGCGCTGGGAATTCTTTTCCCGCAACACCGCCCCCTGCTCGGTTTTCTGCAAAGCAGTATGCGCCCTTGCTATTTTTTTCTTGGTCTCGTCGCTGTAGAGCACCGCGCGTATCTCCGGGCGCTTTGTCTTGTTTATCGCCGCACAAGATCGGGAGCAGAATTTTCGGGAGTTGCAAAGATAATCCCAAAAATCTTCCCCACATTCTTGACAGGAGTGCCGGACCAAGTAAGGGTTCTCTTTCTGCGGGTGCGTTGTCCTCATGTTGTTTTCTCCTTATATAGTCGTTGTCTCGCATTATATAAGGAACGAAAGACAAAATAAAGTCTTTTTTTGTGAGATTTTGCGCCTCTACCCAGCCGTTAGAAGTGAGAAATAGATGTTGTTTTGTGGTCACAACCTCTCGTCCATCGTCAAAACTCAGTTTGAGCAAGCGGCTCAGATGCACCCTGTTTTGAAAGACTTTTTCAACAACAGCTTCGCCCCGTATTGAATACACCTTGCTCCCTTCTGTTAATTCCGCAATGGGTGTTTCTCCTTGGGGGGTTTTGATCTTTGTGTTGGGCGCAAAACACTCATCGAGCAGCCACACCCGGCACGAGGACTCCATGGGGCGGTACGCCATCTGCCGGCGCACTTCACGGATGGTGTCAATGCCTCGGAAATCAGCGGAATCCACTTCGCAGTAGTCCCGCCCGTGGCACCCAAGCCGTTCGGCTACAATGCGGGCCAGGGTGGTCTTGCCGCACCCGCTGGGGCCGGTAAACAGCATAGCGTGCTGGATTTTCCCCTGGGGGCGGTTGAGCACAGATTCCAGGGCGGCGAGGGTTTGTTTATTTCCCTGGACTTCCTTGATGACACTGGGGCGATATTTTCTGGCAAGAGACATTACAACTCCTTAAGACAGGCCGAGTTCGGTTAAAATAGCGAAAGCATCTTTGCGGCTGATGTGCGTGTACTTTCCACTTTTGAGGTATCGTTTTGTGACCTCCGGGCCTCTTTCCATCAAAAACCGGCGCCAATGGGGAAGAAATTTCACGACGTTTGGCCGTTGCTTATTCATTTTTTGCCCCCTTTCTTTCTGGAGTTGGGGATTGGGGTGTCGCCAGAACACTCGCCCTCGGGGCAGCAACCGCACGGCCCATCACATACCCGATGCTTCGTAATTTTGCAAGTAAAACAGCAGCTCACCTGTGTCCTCCTGTTTGAATTTTTCTGGTTTGTTGTGCGCCCACATTTCCTGTTTTATTTCTCGCCATTTTCCCAAAACTGTGTGGCGGGTTACGTGCCGCCACGTGCGCGGATCTTCATCAAAAGACCAGAGCATTTGCCGGATATCTCGGAATGTAAACCCTGTCCGGAACTCGTCATATGCTTTTTTCTCATCCTCGGTCATGTCAAAATTGCGTTAAGGTGTTTTTCGTGCTTCTCATACCAAGACCCGTCCACTGGCGTCGCCTCGATTTCTACGTCCAGCGGAATTTTGATCCAGGGCCATTTCTCCGGCAGCCGCTCTCGCATGTAGAGCCTCATCCGGTCAACTACCATTTGCTCTTCATCAGGATGGGTGTCAATCATCAAGTCGTCGTAAATTTGGTTACAAATCCGGGACCGCCACCCCTCTTTCATCGAGTCCTGATCCAACCAGATAATGCACTGGAGCATGCAATGAAAGGCGCTACCTTGAATGGGGTAGTTGATGACTTGGTTTTTGCTCATCAGCCCCTGGCATCGGAACCCGGTCAGCGTGTCAAAATAACCTTGGCGGTGGTATGCCTTGAGCCAATCCTCTTTCCATTGTGTGTACACCGGCCACTTCTCGTGCCACATCCAATTTTCCACGGACTCCACATGCTTCTCAAAATCAGCAAGGGTTCGCCTCCCATTTTTGGCGAGGTGCGCAGCAAGTGGGCTTCCGTCTGGTAGGGTGTGGGATTGGGCGCTGTTCCAGAGGTTTTTCGCGCAACTCTTCCACCAGTCGCCGTAGAATTGCGGGAAAACAAATTCGTTCTTGCCGCTGTGGCGGATTTGCTTCGTGACCTGCTCCTTACTCAGCATGTACAACCGCATGGCCATGTCGCGGTGCATGTCTGTGGTCTTGTCCTCAAGATAGATTTTCATCTCAGGGTCGAGATGGTAGTCGTAGGCGATGGAAACCTCCACGCCTTTGAAGTCCCCGGCCAGCAGCTTGTGGCCGGGACGAGCCTTGATGCCCCGCCGTACCATCTTTTTGATCTCGGCGTTTCGGTTCGGCACGTTGGCGAGGTTTGGGCGGTCCGTGCTGGGGCGGTAGGTTGCGGCAAGATGCAGGTTGAAGTTGGTGTGAATAACCCCATCCACCTGTTCCCGCAAGAAATTTCCCAGGTAAGTTTCGCGGGCCTTGGTGAGGCGGCGAATTTTCAGGAGGTCCTGTACCTCCGGCAAATCAACAGAACTCAACGAATCCTCATCCGTGGAGTGCCCGCCTTTGGCCGTTGTTTTGGTGGGGGTGATTCCCATGTGCTCGAACAGAATTGCACCAAGTTGCTGGTTGCTATCCGGGTTGAAATCCTTACCATACACCCGCCGCCATTTCACCATCAGCTGGGAATCAGTCAAGGACTCTCGGAGGCGGGCGACCTGCCGGTCTATGTGGGCTGACATTTTTTGACAGTAATCCACATCCACGTAGATACCCGCACGTTCGGCGCGGGCCAGGGCTAGCACCCCATCATGGAGCAGTTGGTAGGCGTCTTTGGAGATTGGTTTCACAGGCGGGGCCTCCGAGCGTCAAAAAGGAACTAAAAAATCAACAACACTAAATTCCATGGCGGCAGCCTGCTTCATCGCCAGTCGGTAGGTGAGCATGGCGTCCACCCCGTTGTAAATGAGCAGATCGCGCCGGGGGGCCTCTGTCACCCGGTTCAGGTCGTTGCTCCCAGGAGCCTGTAAAAAGGGCTCAATGTGGGAGGAGTAATCCAGCACCCCAAAATTGACGTATGCCTGGAATTTGAGGCCGGTAATGCCCGAACGATTGTCCAGCACGTGGGAGGCAAGCATCGTGTCCCACATCCACCCATCTACCGGCCCGAGGAGTTCATGACTCCAGTTATCCTCATATTTGATGTTGTGGCCGATCTTGGGGATAGATGGGTTCATCATTACTTTGCGTAGCAGACTGCGCAGCTTGCCACCCTCGGGCACGACGAAGGCGAAAGCGTCCCATTCACCCGTCGCTATTGCGCAGGTAAAAATCTTGTGGCCGGGGGCATGGGGCTTTAGGCCGGTGGTCTCGTAGTCAAAAGCAATGATGTCCGGCCATTCCAGCAGACCTTCCAGTTTTGCCTGGAGTGCCTTTGGGTCTTCGATGATTGTGACAAACTCCTCCTCACGCTGGCCCTTCGGAAAAGGCACTGCCAGCATGTCGAGGGCCTGTTTCAGATCATTTTGGAAGATGACTGCCGCTGCCGGATTTTTCTCCTGCTCCTCTAGCACAAACTTGGGATGGAAGATGGGGCACACCCACGCCTGCACTTCCCGGTCAGGAATTGCCCATCCTCGCCATTTTTCAATGATGGTGGTGTCCTGTCCGCCAAGCCCTTTTTGCCAGCGGTGGCCAAGAAAGGATTGAACAGCCGCATCTCCCAGCAGAATGATGAGTTTGGGCCGAAATTCCCGAATCTCTTTCCACACCCGGCTCCGGCAATATTCCACCTCATCGGAAGAAGGGGCGCGGTCGCCGGGATAACAGCTGATTGCTGGAACGACTACGCAATCCCGGTCGAGATCAACGCCAAGCAGTTTCATTTTCTTCTGCAGGAAAATACCAGCATCGCCACAAAACAAACTCCCCTGACGATCATCCGCCGCACTAGGCGCGTCCGTGATGATCAGAATGTCCCTCCCCCCCTTCCCCTGTGCACTCATTCGGGGGGAGCGACACTCCTTGTGCAGTCGACAAGCCCCGCACCCTGCTGGGCGGATGGGGGGCTTGGCCGCTGTTTCGGCTTCGGTAAAGAAACCTCCCGTCATTTCTTTTTGCCTTTGCCTGCGAGCACCGCCACGGCGTGGGTGAAGTTTTCCCCTTTGAACCGCAGGACTCGCTCCCCGATAGTTGCTTCATGGGTGTGGACAAGAATTTCCTGCAGAACGTCGGGAGAGACCTCAAATTCCACTGGTGCACCCTGATAACGGACCCGGGATTCTTCCTCAAACCACCCCGCCGCGCCCTCACCACGGAGAATGAGCAGCCCCTCTTCCAGGGAAATAGACACGCGGTTGTCATTGGCCACTTTTAGCGCGGAGCTGGAAGAGAAAATCCCGGCCCGCTCCAAGGCCTCCGTCACTCCTTCCGGCAGCTTCACCCGCTGTGCTTTGGCCTCATCCCCTGCCAATACAATTTTGCGGATGGCGTCCTCGGGGTATGTGCCTTCCATCACCCGGCAGGAAAAAATGACCCCGGCGTCGTTGCGGAAATGCGCCCACCCATTGGTCATGGAAAACTCGATGGGGGCATACCCTCTTAGGTCTTTGATGATTGACGCGGGGATCAACAAGGGCTCTTGAAATTGCAATGCCGCAGACGCCCCCATGTCATAATGAGTGGCGCGGAAATTGTCGCTGGCCCAGACATCCCGGCCCGAAAAACACAGGCAGGTCAGCAGGGGCTTTGTCATGTCCGACCCAGCGGAGAAGCTGCAGAAGAGGGCGGCAGGGAGGAAAGTGGAAGGAAGTTCCCACCACTCAGAAGGTTCGCCCACACCCCGGATGATGTCGTGGATGGCAGTGGTGTCCTGTTCCAGACGGATGCCTGCGCTGGATTTTTTCATCCTGACCAACAGTTCCGCCCCGGAAGGAACACTCAGGTCGATTTCGTCGTCCTTGAGCTTCTCTAGCAAGGAGATGAGCTCCTTGGCCTTGACCGCGCCTGTGAACCCCAGATCCTCGACAGGAACCTGTACTGCCACTTCGTCATTGTAGGTGAGCACCTTGCCTTCAGTAAAGATGAAGGAGGTGGATTGCTCGATGATTTCCTTGTTGGCCAAGCCCGGTTTGAGGTGTCCCAGGGTTGTCAGCAGCTGTTTCCGATTAACTTTCATGTTCTCTCCCTAAAGGATGTTAAACCCATTTGTCATCTCCACTGTTTCTCTGAAGGGTTTGGTGGGCCAGGGCGGCATTGCTTCCTGGAGGTTGTTCAGGAAAAGAGCATTGATGTACGCCCGGGGGTTCATTTTGTTGATGAGACCTTCTTCCTCAATCACATCCTGGCAGATCTGCGAAGGAAGGCGGTTTATGAAATCACAATCTTCCCGCTCTCTGCAGAACCGGATAGGCGCACGGCCTCCCTTCTTCTGTTCCACGCGCACACAACTTGATCGACCCAGGGGGACCTCGTTCATTGCAAAGTAATCAAGGAACTCCTGTTTTTGCTGAGGAGGGAGGTTTGTGAAATGGTCTGCGGTTCTTTCAAAAGGAGAGTTATGTCCTATCCGCACTAAATGAGGTAGAACATCAAATCTCTCCTTACCTTGTTTTTTCTGGGGGATGTAGATAGCTCCCCGCCCTGCTTGCTGTGCCCATGTCGCGGAGTCAACAGAAAACCAGGGGAATCGCAGCATCAAATTCAAAGCAGTCACAGCAAACCCGTGAAATTTGATGGTGGGAAACCCTTTGGAATCTGTCACGTATGGCATACAACTATCCAGCCATGTTTGTTTTTCAAGGGTCGTCCGATCGTTGGCGGGAGAAAGTCCAATGTAATCGAATTCACGGACCATCCTTTCAAGCCAATGGAAGTTCTCGTTTTGGTGAAAAACATGGATGAGTTTTTCTTTTGGAATGCCTGCCCGCAACATCTTCTGTGCATTCTTCCACCCTTGTTGAGCGGATCGTTCAATCTCTTCCTGGGGAATCTTTTTCTGGCCCGGACGTGCGGGGATTACATCAAGGTTGACAACGTACGAAATTGCGTCAATGTATTTGAGACAGTACTCAATGTACTCATCCAAATTGATTTCAGCACCATTTGACCACGCGGAAAAGGCCCCACTGTCCATCATCAAATTTTCAATGTGGGGGCTCCGCTCCGGTTCCAGGTAAAAAGCCTCCAAAGACTTTGCTCTGTAGTGATAGGAGATCAGCCGATTTCTGACCAAGGGCTGAAGTCTTTGGTAGTTTTTCTCAAAAGCAGCGCTGCCAGCAAAAAAGATCAGCATGTCATTTCTCGTAGAGAGCAGTGGGCCAGAAAGGAATGCCGCCGCGCGGGGTAAACTCCCCACGAACTTTGAGTTTGATAGGATTAAGAAGCTGGACGAGGTCATTGGCAATGCGATTTACACAACTTTCGTGGAATTCACCGTGATTGCGAAATGATCCCAGATACAGTTTCAGGCTTTTGCTCTCCACACACCACTTATCCGGGGTGTACTCGATGACAATTTTTGCGAAATCGGGCTGGCCGGTTTTGGGGCAAAGTGATGTGAATTCAGGGCACTCGATAAGGATAGATCCTTTTACTTGCCATGCATTCATTTCAGGGATGCTGAAAGGAGAGGGGAACATCTCCAAAAGAGAGGAATCGGGGTGGTCGTAATTGTAGCGGGTCTTTCCATCACCCAGCGCCTGGACGTGCTCATGTAACTCCATTGTCATCGTTTACCTCCTTGAAGGATCCCACACAGTGAGGTGAGAGGTGTCGGGTCGGTTTGCTTCGCGCTCTTGTTTTTCTGCCCTTTCCTGCGCAGTAAGAGGGGGCCTATACTTTTCTTTTAGTGCGTTGATCTCTTGGGTTGATAGAATTTCTACGCAGCTGTGCTCACCCTTGCCGGAAAGCACTAGACGAATAGGAAGAGTTGTGCGAGGCATACGTGCTCCCGTTTACTTGATGAGGGACATGAATTCCGCGCGAGCCTCAGGTTCTTGGCGGAAAACTCCGCGCATGGCTGAGGTAACAGTGGCCGACCCCATTTTTTCAACCCCCCGGGACTCCATGCAGAAGTGGCGGGCTTGGATGATGACGGCGACCCCTTGAGGTTTCAGATGCTCCTCAAGAGCATCAGCGATCTGGTTGGTGAGTCGTTCTTGAACTTGGAGGCGCCGGGCAAAAATGTCCGCCACCCGCGCCAACTTGGACAGGCCGACGATGCGGCCGTTCGGGATGTAGCCGATATGGGCCACCCCAAAGATTGCAGCCAAGTGGTGCTCGCAGTTATGAACCGCCATACCATTCGCAAAGAAGGTCTGCGTACCGGGGACAGACATGCAGTACACATCTTCCCGCCAAGAGACCGGTTCCACTGCGATGATACGATGATTCCGTTTTGAAGCAAGAATGCCATCACTGGTCTTCTGGTTGCGCGCCGCAAGGGCGTCTGGATCTTGCTTCAGCCTTTGCCAGTAACGACGTACAGAGTCGGCCCGTTTCTGCCGCACTTCCGCACGCCCCGAGGCTTCCGCCGCCGCCTTCTTCCGGGTTTCATAGGCAGGATTCCCTTCCTGATTGGTCTCCCCTTGGAAGCGACCATGGGTTCGATTGTGTTCCAGAATAGACACCCTCTCCAGATTTTCCGGGATGTTGTTCCAGCGGTTACCGTCTTTATGATGGAGTGCCTTGGTCCTGCCAAAACGGCTCCGAATCGGCTCCCCTGACACCTTGCCGAATACAAAACGATGCTCAGGAACCGCCTCCGACACACCTTCAATCCGCAGACCTCCCAGGGACTCAGTCCAACGAGTATTTCTGGTGGTAATAAGTTTGGGGTAGGGGGTGCTGCGATCGCCGGCGGCACGGTAGAGGCTGACAATACTATCTCCCGCCTGCAGGTATTGAGCTTCGACCCAACCCCGATTGTGGGTGAGGAAACGATGGTCTGGGGTGCATAGGACCGTATCATTATCACTATAGACTCGGACCAGTTCCGCATTTTCTCTGGTCATGCGAGGATTCTCGCAACGGACCACTCCAAGCTCCTTGGTCTCCGGATCAACCGTATAGACCCAATCCCCATCTTTGAGATGCTTGATAGGAATGCGGCCTTGCGGAGTCTCTACAAAGGTAGAACCGACAACGCAATGTGAGTAGATCGGGATGTCCTTGACTAAAATAAGCTGATCACACCCCTCAGCCCCGTCCTCGAATGTCTTGAGGATTTCAGCTGGGTCTTGTGTGTACCCGCTGGTCCAGTGTTTCCAGGCTTTCAGAAACCGCTGCGGAGTTTCTTCCAGCCCCTCACGTGCTGGATTTTCCCCGATGAATTTGAGCAGTTCTCTACAGATGTCTTCGGCGGACATGGGCGCTCCTTACTCGTAGAAGATGGGGTCTATGGCACCGACCGCGGCAAACGCTTCCAGCCTCTCGACACAGCTGCCGCATTTTCCGCAACTGAGGGGCTGGTCTTTGTAACAAGTGCGGGTGAGGTGGTAAGGGACACCCGCCGGGATGCCCCACTCAAGGATTTTGGTCTTGTCCCAGTCAACAAAGGGAGCCATCAAATCAACCGCCCCGTCCGTCCCTTCCCAAATCGCTTGATTCATCGCATCGTAGAAATCAGGCCGACAGTCAGGGTAGATGGCGTGATCCCCGGAATGGATGCCAATGGCAATCTTCCCCGCCCCTGCACTCCACGCCAAGCCAGCAAGGATGGAAAGGAAGATGATGTTTCGACCAGGAACTACGGTGGCGGACATCGAGGCGTCCGTGTAGTGGCCTTCGGGGATGTCCCCGCCGGTTTTGAGCAGGTTGGACTTGAACCCCGCCATGACACCAGAAAGATCAATTTTATGCAGCGGCACATTGTAATGGGCAGCAAACGCTTCCGCCATCAGCCTTTCATGGCTATTGTGCTTTGAGCCGTAATCAAAGCTCACCGCTTCAACTGCAAAACCCTGGTGCAGCAACCACGCGAGAAGGGTGGCGGAATCCATCCCCCCGCTGAGTGCCAGGATTGCCTTCTTTGACATAATGCAGCCCCCTTTACTTTGGAGTAAAATAGGTGGGAGTCGCCCCCCACCTATGGCTTTACGCCGCCGGCGCCTAGAACGACAAAATCTTCTGGTCGTTTGCTTTCGCCACCTTGCCGAACTTGGTGTACTTTTCGTTTTTCGAGTCGCTGATGATGGTCTGGACGGAGGTGCGCTTCTCTTCCGGGAACTTCGCCAGGACCTTGTCCAGGATTTCTACTGCGGTGTGCTTCCCTTCTGCAATGAGGGATTCGATGAACTTGTTGCGCTCTTCTGCATGGGGCGACTTGACGAAACCGCCCTTCTTCTCGCCGGCGGGTTTGTCAGCCTTGGCGGGTTTGCCTTCCCCGGCGGGTTTGCCAGCCTTGGCGGGCTTGGCCTTCGGGGCCTTGGCAGCGCGGGCGTCCTCGATGTGCTTCAGAAAGCCCTGCTCCTGCAAGAAGCTCCAGGTTTCCGGGGACAGGG